TCTATCAAAAGTGGATAAAGTGTGTACGGTATCCTTCTTTTCAGAAGATAAAGTGCACATGTTGGGAGTAATCCCATCGTAAACTAGTCCCTTAAGTAAGACTATTCTCACCTCCGAAAGAGGTAGAACCAACAGCCACCGTAATGGGACTGGTAATTCTAGAGAATTGATAGATAATCAATAAACTAAGAAAGAGTTGAGTACACCCGGGGGGTGAAGCGAACTCTGATTCCGACGAGTAGTAACTGGGAGCAATCCCAGGGTAACTAGCTTGGCACCCTTATGGCTTCGGAATGTGATTGAGTGGATTGTTAGTTTTCATGCTACCAATCTAATCACTGGAGAATCCCGAAATGGATTTTCTGGTGTAAATTCAAGGCCGAGCGAGTATCCCCCTATTGTAAGGAGATCTTGGATTACCGGACTCTTTTTACTGTACGTTACGCCGAAAGGGATTAGCACCCCGATCGCCTGTGCTTAAAGTATAAGAGAAAGGTTAGCAAGGTTCACCTCTTTAGGAAAGGAGAACTCGGTCTTGGGGGTCTCAGACTCAGTTCAAGAGTCGATAAGGGCAACCAAGGAATATAACCTATTGGGCTTCACAGCCTGCCTGCGGCTCCTGCACCCTTACGGGGGTGTAGGAAAACCGAAGGATAGCTCCCTCACGGGATGCTGGTTAAATTTAACAAATTTACTCAACATGAATTACTTAAACTCTAAACAGATTTTAAGTGCATCAGCTATTTGGCAGACGGCCGTAAAACGCCGTTCGCTATTGCAGCTTCGCCTTAAACAAGCGATTGTTGCAATAGTAGGATCACATTCCCTGAGTTGGGTTAAGGCTTCAGCTAGTTTCTCTTGGTTTGTAATCAGGATGATCCGCGCAAATGGTAACCAGGGGTTGGCCTTGTACCTGAAAGCAGCAAACTTGCTCCTAATCAGAGCAACTGCCGGTAAGTTACTTGACAACCCTCGGTTAGCAGGTGCAGCAGTTTCCGTAACAAACGGTGGACTCCCTCGGATTATAGTTCCTGCGCACCGCCTTCGGATTAAAGGTGGTGATCGTTCTGTTATCCGTTTCTGGTTAGGATTATTTACCCTTTATCGGGTTTTACCTTTCCGGGGACGTTTGACAGTCGACACCATTCTTCGTCCGGGGGTGGAACTCTCTGACGGTCTCTTATATGGTTGGAAGTCATTCTTAACGAATTTCTTCTGGCCCTATTTGAAACGTATGGGAGTTTCTCCTCTTGAGTCGGAATTGTCGCATGACGATCTCCTAGAACCCGGTAAACGGTTTCAAAGAGAAAAATCTTACTGGCTCTTCCGGTCTCTTGAGGGGACACGTAGGTTACTTATGTCCGCGGGTCCAGGTTCGAGAGTTACCGCTGGTTCCTCTATCATCTCCCATGGTTATGATGCATTCCTTTGGACTACTGCCACATCGCTGTGGCCGTACCTGAAGGCTATGTGTCTAATCACGGGAAACATCCATTTTCTGGACTCAATGCCTTTTGTTCTTGCTACCAAGCAGGAAACAATTGACTTGAACCATAACGTGGACGGTGAATATGAACTTGGTAAACTTTCGATCGTGGAAGAACCCGGGAAATTACGCGTAGTTGCTATGGTGGATTCCATAACTCAATGGGTTCTCTATCCTCTTCATAAAGCACTCTTTAAAATTCTTGAGGTGATTCCTCAGGATGGGACCTTTGACCAATTGGCTCCCGTCAATAAAATGATGGGGACCATGAAGGAAAAAGGTCTCAAGAATGTGTGGTCGTACGATTTATCGGCGGCCACAGATAGAATCCCTGTAGAGTTACAGGAACTGACCTTGATTGGCTTTACCTCAGCGAGTTTTGCCTTTTATTGGCGATCCCTTCTGTGTAATCGCTTCTATCAGTTACCGAGCCAATGGCTTAAAACGTTCGGAGCGAAAAAGACTGCTGCCTTAACAGGCACGCGGACTATTCGACTTCGAGATGTCAAAACCGGAAAGCTTGGTCCTGAACGATCTGTCCCAATTGGGGCAGTGCGATATGCAGTTGGGCAACCAATGGGGGCTTACTCGTCTTGGGCAATGTTAGCCTTGGTACATCATGCGCTCGTCCAGTTTGCAGCCTTTAGAGCTGGCTGGAGAACCTGGTTTCCTCTATACGCAGTACTGGGAGATGACGTTGTGATAGGGGATCACCTCGTCGCTAACCAATATACTCGGCTTATGGCTGAAATTGGAGTGGATATTGGATTTCACAAATCCATTATCTCCGACAATCTCTCGTGCGAGTTTGCTAAGAAATTCTTCTATAAGGGAGAAGAGGTAACTCCTCTTCCTTTAGTTGGGATTTCCGCAGGCTGGCTCGGGGCGTCTTTCGTTCCTGAAGTCATAAAGACTGTGGAGCGATTGACGGGTTGCCGACTCTCCGGATACAACATAGGTCGTTTCCTTGGAGTTGGATTCAAAGCTTGTTCAGGAGCGGACAACCGTCCTTTCCTTCGCTTGCCTAAAATCCTATCCAGGGTGCTTATTTTGCTTTCAAAACCCAACGCTCCTCGGGGTGTTGCAACTCTTTATGACTGGTTACGGCTTGAGTCTTTATCGACTCATGTCGTGACTGATCAGAAGAGCTCAGACTCCCTGGTTAAACATGTGGTCAAATGGTGCTCTGAAGAACGGTTTCCTCGGCTTCTTGAGTTAATGGGTTCTAATATGGCAAAGTTTTTGCCTGCCCAGACTTTCGAAGGTTCCGAGGCCCTGTTCCAAGAATACGCCAAATGGTTCCATCTTTATATCAGAGAGCCTTTGATGCAAGACTTCAAGGTTAAGCGGATGGAAGTGGAAGCAAAACTTAGAGGGATAACAGGTATTATTCTTCCGACTGAGAGGGAGGTTTGTAACCTTCTCTCTTCGGTAGAAGAGTTCGAGGATCTCATCAGTGAGATACCTTCGCAAGTCCTGCGTCATAAGTCCCAAATGCATGGAAAGGCAGAGGCGCAAGCCACTGCCGCCCGTGCACTAAGATTAGTGAAACAGGGTCCTACGTCGGTAAAACGCTGGCGATCTCTTCGGAAACTTCTGGGCACTTCACTTGTCGTGAAACCTCTGGTAACAGGAGGCGGATCGGCACGTGGGGCGTCAGAATAAGATATTCCAACTCAGGCGGGTGATACCCGTTGTGATCCGTGGCTCTTATGAGGATAGTGACCCCGGTTACTAGACTTATAATCCAACAAGTGGAAAATGCATCTTAAGCAAC